GTTCCGCCTCAATTCATAATTATGAATTCCCGCCTTCGCGGGGCGCCATAGTTCGCCGTACGGCGAACGCCGGCGGCATAATTCATAATTGTTTCAGAAACTCCGCCTCGAACGTCGTCGCCCGAAAATCCGTGTGCTTCGGCTTCAACGACTCCAACACCACGTCCTCATACGTGTTCCCGTTGCCGGTCAGGTCCACGGGGCGTCCGCCTCCGGCGGACCGCGCCAAGTCCTCAAGGTAGCGGGCCAGGTGGATGCCGGAGGCCACCGCATGGGAGGAGACGGTGAGCCTGATGACGGCACCGCGTGACGGGCCGCGGCTGCGCGCGCCCCTGGCCCGCGGTATCTCACGCAAGGGATACTGCCTCGCCATTTCGATCCTCATGCCGGAGGGATGTGTGCCCAGGGCAATGCCCCCCGCGCCGTCAGCTCCGCTGACGCTGTAGTCGAGCAACGTGCTCGTGCCGGGATACGTGCCCGGCGCAGCCGGGATCGCCCCCCAGGCCGGCTCTGCTTGTTTCTCAGGGCTCAACACCTCAAGCCTCAAGTCCGCAAATTTGAACGCCTGCACTTCTCCTGAACCGGCGATGCAGACGGCCTGCGAGAATGCTGCACGATGGCCGAGCTGATCCTCGCAGCCGAGCACCCCGGGGGTGCTCCCAGCCAGGCTTACGAGCAAATCGTAGATATACTTCTCGGCGTCGCCTAAGTTTGCGCGGAGGCGCTGGCCGGTCACCTGGAGCGTCAGCATCCCGCCTCCGTCATCGAGGACCGTGGATGGGCGCCCGGCGACATCGAGGGATCGGCTGCGGCGACTCGCCGCCGGCGTGGCAAAGGCATGCTCGCCGATCTCCACGTTCACCGTCCCGTCGTTGAAATACCCGCCCATGCGTTGACTCCAGTGGGTTCCTTATTCCCCGTGATTCCCTTCACAGACGGGACCAAGCAGGTCATGTCCTCGCCACAATCATTCGTTTAAGCTGTTGCTTGAGCTGTTCCAGGTCTCTTCGCATGACCTGAAGCATCTCCAGGCTCTGCCGATGGAGCGCGAGGTTGTTTTCCGAGAGCTCGATCATGAGCGCACCGATTGCCCCGAGCGCTTCCTGTTCTCGCCGCATCTCCTCGGCCGCTTGTGCATACGCCTGTCGCGCCCGCTCCAGTCCGCCGTCGTTTCGTGACCTGACCTGCCTCACTTTCATCTCTCCTGCCGGGGTCAACCATTCAGATGCAGTGCATACGTGATGTCCTGGCCTGCGGCGTCGGTGCCGGCTTCCATGCGGACCAGGCTCCGCGCAAGTGCGCCTGGCTCCGCCTCCTCCGGACTCGTCTGGGGGTGGAGGGCTGGCAGCGACGTCGTCAGCGTATGCCCCTCCGGGTGCGTCATCGTCGCCACGAAGCTCATGGTCCCGTTGCTGCGGATCGCCTCGTTGATCGCGTCAGCGTCGTCGAGCATTGTCAGCTCGATGCTGGCTGCGCGGCGGCCGGCGATCAGGAACCCGATGGCGCCCCCCTGGTTCGGGCCCTCCGCCAGGTTGTTCCGCACGCGGAGCGAGAATGCTTCGACGTCTGACAGAGGAGTCCCGGTCATGCTGACGCCCGCGCGCTCGAACGTGAGAGGCACCGGGCTCAGGTCGCTGTAATCGAAGTCGCCCTCCACCAGCCCGGAGTTTGCCTCTTCGGTTCTTGCCTTCAGCTCGAAGCGGAACACCATGTCCCAGCGCGGCGGTTGGGTGCTTATCTCAAGCTGCTCAACCATAACGCCGGCGTACCGCCGAGGGTCCGCGGGGGTGTAGTAATCTATGCAGTAACTGTGCAGATCGGCTGCGTCGCGCTCCAATGCCATTTGCAGAAGGAGGCCCAGGGCTTGCGGCCAAGCCAGGGTGACGAATGCCCCCGTCACCTGACGCATATGGCTGAGCTGGACCGTGCGCCGGTAACCGCCGAACTCGCTGTCCGGAGAAAAGTGCGTATCGGCCGCCTTGAGCTTGAAGCCGTCGCCGAAGACCGGGACGGTCCGCCAGGCGGGTCGCTCCGGGCATTCGCCCCAGACCTCCTCGCGACAGATGCGCAGGTGACGACGTTGTGTGTAATGCCAGTTCCCAGCTGGTCCGGTCATTGCGCTCCCTCCATTGCATGGCCCTCCTGGCCGCGATGTGATTCAGAGCCGATGTGCTTCGCCTCTCCGCCGTCCTTCGTGTCTTGTGCGCCGTCTCCACGGCGAGCAAGTCTCGCGGTCCGTTCGCCTCGCCTCAAACCCGGCGCCAGAGCAGTTCGACCTCGATGGCGGCGGTCCAGACGAGGCGCGCGCCGTCTTCCCGCGGCACGGGGGCCCACCTGATCGCGCGCACGCGCAGGCCCGTAAGCCCTTCAGGCGCCAGTCCGAGGCACGTCTCATTGCACGCCTCAACGCATGCAAGGACGCGGCCGGCCAACTCCTCGCACGGCTGCACGTCCTGGCTGTCGGTGGCTACCTCGACCTGCAGCACCTGCGTGCTCTCACGCTCCACGTTGGCGACGTAGCCTTCGGTGCTTTGGGCCGGTGCGACACTCAGCGAGGGGCAGGCCGCAGGTTCGAGGCTTCGGCGGCGCGTCAGGCCGGACCCGAAGTCGAACCAAGTCTTCACACGACTCGCTATCTCCCCGTCGGCTTTCAGCGCGGCCGTCAGCGCCAGCCGTCCGTCCGTGAAGAAATTGCTCATCGTTGCTCCTGCTCAAGGGGCAAGTCTCCAGTCACCAGTTGTGAGGCGCGGCGCCGCCGATGGCGTGCCGCGGCTTCACAGGGGCTCAGCGCGGCCGAAGAGCCGCGGCTGGCTTTCATAGCGAGCTCCGGGTGCTCCCGAGCCTTCCGCCGGCGAGGGCTCCACGCCAAGAGAGACTGAGCCGGCAACGACCTCCTTGAGCCATGCCATGTCGTCCTCATACTGGACTCGCGCGTCTTCGGTGACGCTGTCGCGGCCCAGGCGAAGGAAGTAGATCGCCAGGTTCACGGCGCGCGTGGTCAGCGCTTCGGGGCATGTGCCCTCGGGCAACGCGACGGGCACCGCGAACCTGACGCCCAGGTAGCTGTCTATGAGGGAGCTTGCGCTGCGCACGGCCCGCTCGACCACGGGCTCGTCAGCCGTCCCGTCGTCGTCGTAGTCGGCCAGCGCCGCCAGATCCTGGGTGCCGATCCTGAGTTCGATGTCTTCGTAAGTGCAATAAGTCATGTTGTTTTGCCTTCGTCTCCGGTTTCGGTTTGCGGGGGCTGGTAGGGGCACAGCGCGCCCCGCCTTCGGCCGTACGGTCCGCCTGAGGCGGCGCGGGCAGGCGTGCCCCTACTTGCAGCGACCCAGGGCGCCCGGCCCTCACGCCTGGGCTATCCCCCGTTGCTCGCCTGGATCAGCCACGGCCCCAGGATCGCCACGGCGCAGCGGCGCCTGGCCTTGTAGGCGTACTGCTCGCGGTAGAACGCCTGGTCATCGTCCGGGCTGTCCTTCGCAGTGAACTCCGGCCCCTCGCGGTCCTGAAGGACGAGGGGCTTGCCCGGGTCGGTATCCACGACCAGCCATGCATGGCTCGAGCCGAACCGGCCCAACACGAGGAGGTCGCAGCGCTGGTAGTTGCGGTTGGACTGCCCGCCCTCCAGGTACTGGACCTCCAAGATGCTTTCGGCTGCGGTCCTGTTCGCGGGGCCGCAGATAAGCAGGTCGGGCTGGAGCCCGAGAGGCGCGCCGTCCGGCCCGGTGCGTGTTTCCAGTGCGCTCAGAGCCGCATCGAAGTTGTCAGCGTTGAGCGCAGCATCACTCCGGTTGGACCAGGGGCGCCCGCCCACCCATTGGTGGTCAGTGGCAAAGACGGTCGTCCCGTCTATCCACTCGTCGGCGAAGCCGGCCAGGAGCACGTCTGCCGCCAAGCGCAGCGGATAGAGCGCCGCGCGCCGGCCGAGCTGCCGCACGCCGGGCCTGTAGACGCCGATGTTGTCATCGGCGATGTCGTCCCGCTTGACCTCGACGATCCGCGCAAACGTGCGGTTCGGGACGCTCTGCACCCAGGCGCCGATGCTTGTGATGGTGACTTCGTCGAGCACTTCCTCCAGGTCGCCGAGCAGCGTCGCCGTCGGGTACTCCTCCGTGCCGGACGTGCTCGGCACGACCTCCATGAGCCGGCTGATCTGTTCGTTCTCGGTGGACTGGACAGCTTCGTTGAAAACCGCCTGCAGGCCGGTGAAGACCGCCTCCAGGTTTCCCTGCGTGATTTCCATCGTTCAGACCTCCATCAAGAGTGCAATTGTTCCAAACGTTGTCCGCCCGCTCCGCCCCCGGCGGATCAGGCGGCCGTTGTGGTCGTGGTGGCCCCGGCCGTGGTCGTCGTCACGCTCCAGGCCTTGCCGGTGAGCACGGCTGCGTCTATGGAGATCCAGCATTCATCGGCGCTTTCGACCCTGTCTATGACGCCCACGCCGACGCTGTGGGCAACATCGCCCGCGACGCCCACGGTGTGATCGTCCACGGCATAGACCTGTGCGCTGAGGGCCGACTGGTCGAGGGACGAGATGCAGTCCAGGCGGTAACGCCCCCGCCGCCTTACGACCACTCGCACGTCACCTGCGGCCCCGTTCCGGTTGTCGGCCTGCGCCGTCGCCACGCCCTCGAAGACGAGCCCCGCAGAGTCCGCAGCGCGGACCGCGTAGCCGGCAGCATTGCTGCAGACCAGGGCGCCGGCAAAAATACGCGACCCTGCGGCGACCGGCATGGACAGCAGGTCGCCCAGGCTGTACTCCGTGTTCCTGTCCGACGTTAAGGCTGTCATTCACGCACCTCCTTCAGTCAGCGAGTCCGCCTCAGGCGGACCGGCTGAGTTGATGAATGCCTCCGCCGAGAGGCCCAACTGACGGCAGACGGCTGCCTCGCCGTCGCTGAGCGCGCGGCGCTCCGCGCGACGGAACCGATCTCCGAGACGCTGGGTGTGGCGGCCGGAGCGGCTGAAGCTTTGCGCCACGAGCACGGGCAGGGAGTTGACAACGAGCCGCGCGGCCGCGATGTCATCCAGAGCTGCCTGGAGGTAGAAGTCGCGGTGCGCCGGCGGGATCTTGCCTGCCTGCACCGCCTCGTCCACCAACTCCTCCGCGTCGTTCTTCCGCCTGGCAGCCTGGAGCGCCCCGATGGTGCTGAGCAGCGCCCCATCATCTGCCGCGTCCGGCAGGCCAAGCTTGGCCCGCACGGCGGCTAATCCCGCGCTCGGGGCGCGGAGCTTGAGCAGCGCCGCCTTCACCGTCGTCTCGTCCGACCCGGCTGCCACCCCGATGGTGTTACAGATGTAGTCTGGGATCACAGCCGGGGGTCCGTCTGAGGCGGATGCCACACGTGCCTCCAGTTCCGCGACGCGGGCCGGCAACGCCATGACGGCGTTCGCTACGGCCGCATCTTCGGTGTCCTTCAACCCGAGCTTGGAGGCGATCTCCTCGGGCTTCAGGCCCAACGCCTTGCACAACAGATCCATCAGCGTCATCTGTTCACCTCCGTTCTCGGACGCTGTGGGGATGGAGGCGCCCGATGCGCCCACCTGGTTAAGCGCCTGAAGCTCCGTCAGGAACGGCGTGTTCGTCAGGGCCACGCTGTGGACCTGCAGCGGGACCGGCTCGCCCGTGACTCGGTCCGGCGCGCCGAAGCGGAGCACAGGGCTCAAGTAGCGGTACTCACGACGCGCGATTGCATTTGCCGCTTCCGTGGTCCACATGACCTGGCCCCAGAGCTCTGCGCCGTCGCGGCGCAGTTCCATGGTGCGGATCCACCCGGCGGCGGGAGCGCGCGTGCCATCGAGCGGGGCGACGATGCTCGCATGGTGATAATCAATGACCAAGTCCGCGCCGTGCGCGGCGTAGTGGCCCTTGAAGTAGTCGAGCGCGCTCTGCAGGTGCGCCGCTGTTACGAGTTCGGTCCCCATGCCAGGATGGCCGCGCCAGAGGCCGGCCCGCGCGACCATGACCCAGTCGGGCACGCCTGCGGCTTCGGCCGGCTCGCCCGGCGGGGGATCGTTTGCGGCCGAAAGGATGGGCAGCGCGCTGAGGGGCGCCTCCACGTCTGCTTGCGTTCTTGTGCTCATTTTGCACCTCCGTGTGGACGGCCGAGGACGGCCTCGTTGCCCGACGGCTTCGGGATGCCGAACCTTGCGTAGGCCCAGTTGGCAGGGATAGCAAGCCCCGCCTCGCCCAACGTCTTGACGGTGGAAGCGAGGGAACTAAGGTCTTCCGGTTGCTGCACATCGAACCGCCACTCAGGCACCGGCCATCCTGGGCCGAGGTTGAGCTGCACGATCGGCTTCAGGAGCTGGTCCGTCAGCGTTCGGGCGAGGGCGAGGGCGTCGGCCTCGATCAGGTCCCAGCGGACCTGGTTGTGCACCTGGCCGAGGGCGTAGGAACCGCCCTTCTCACCGCCGCTGGTCAGGAGTTGGCCGAGGATGGCGAGCGTCAGCTCTTTGCCCGCGCGGTCGAGGATGCGCTCGAAGACTGCGCCGGAGCCGGCGGAGCGCGTGTCGAGGATGTCTATTCGGTTCCCCTGGCGGACCACGGCCGCCGCGTCCATGCCGAGCGCGCGGACGGCCTGCCAGAGCTCGCGCGCTTCATCGGAATCCCAGGGGACCTCTTCGCGCAGCCAGCCGATGCGCGGCGGCATGCCGTAGACCTCGGCGAAGGCCAGCCAGTCTTTCCAGGCGAAGTGGCGCGCTATGAACGCTCGCACGCAGGAGCGGAGCAGGCCGGTGCGGGCACTGAACCCGCTGCGCGCCTTAACCCGATGGATGATGAAGTTCAGCGGGTTGAGCTCGACATCCGCGCCTCGGCCTCCCCGCGTGCCTTCGTCCCGCAGAACAAGCTCGCCGGCCGGGGAGTCGGCATCCGCCGCCTTGCCCGCCTCCGCCGCCCTGAACCAGCGCTGCGGCCGGTAGATGAGGCGGGCGGCCTCCCACCGCAGGCGCCCCGTCCGCCACGCAATCTCCTGGACGGCGAAGCCCTTCGGTATCGCGTCGAGCAGGTCGAAGATCGCCTGGGGCAGGTCCGGGATGTCCGCTATCACCTCGCGGCACAGGTCGGCCGCCTCCTGTGCGCGGGCGGAGTCCGGTTGGGACGGGCGCGGCTTGATCTGGAAGGCGAGCCGCGCCACGCCGGCCTTCCGGGTGCGCAGGTAGGCGTCCAGTTCGCCGTCCTTCTCCTCCATGCGCTCGAAGAGTTCGGCCTGGGCCGAAAGGTCGCCGGACTCGGCCGCCAGCAGCAGGCGCTTGACCGCGCGTGGCGTCAGCGTGTCCATGTCCAGGTGAGAGACGACGGTTCGGGCCCCGAAGGGGGTCGGCTCGGCGATGGGCTTCCTGCTTGGTTCAGTCCTCATTGCGCTCGTCCTCCGGCCTTTCTGGTTTTGGTGCTCTTTCTCATACTCGTGCTCGTGCTCGCTCCGTCCGGGCCGGCAGGGCCGTTGCGAGCACGGGCAGGAGTAGGAGTAATAGCGAGCAAAAGTTGCATGTGCATGTCTCTGGTCATAGCGAACTGAAATCCACGCGTTTCCGCAGGCTCATGTAAGCGGCGCCGCGTTCGGGCCCGCCGAAGGCCGCGGGGAGCAGCTCATCGCAGCCTGCGGCGGCATCCGGGCCGTCCACGTAGCCGTCGGGGTAGGCGAGGAACTGCTCCTGGAGCGTCTTGATTCCTGCGCTCGGGTTCTGGGGGAAGGACCAGCGCCCACTCTCGAACTGCGAGCAGAGCATCTCAATGCGGAGGTCCTTCGGGCGGCTGTGGTTCACATACCGCACCGGCAGGCGCTCGCCGCGGCTCGCCTCGTGCATGGCCAGGAGCGGACGGATGAGGGCGTAGCCGCCGTTGGACTCGATGCCCATGACGCGCGGGCGGAAGCGGCGGTTGAACTCGAAAAGCTTGTCCAGCATCTCCATCGGCGTGCCGCGCTCAATCCAGGCGTCCAGCACGTAGCGGACGCCGCTGGCGCGGTCGGCGCCGATTGCCACGAGGGCGCGCGGACAGCCCGCCGCGCCTTGGCTGACGGCCGGGTCGAGGAACGCCACCACGTCGAGCGCGCCGAGCCTGACGTCGCCCGGCCGGTACGCGGCCATCCACCGCGCCTGGAACGGCTTGGTCGGGTCCTCGGGCTCAAGGGCGTAGTTGCGAAGCCAGTTGCGCAGGCCGATCGTGGCGCGGACGCGCGAAAGCGTTTCGTCCGGAAAGCGCTCCGGCCAGACGCTGTGCCCGTCCTCGCAGACCTTCTGGATGAAGATGCGGGCGAGCGCGCGGCCTGAAGCGTCGGCCTTCTCTGCAAGGCGCGCTGCGCGCTGCATCATGCAGTCGGGTCCGAACATCGTGCCAAGGACGGTGAAGACGAAGCGGCCCGGCTCCATCGCGGGCACTACCTCGTCCAGGAGCCAGTCCCAGAGGTTCTGCTCGCGCTCGGGGTTGCGGGCAAGCTCGGCGTCTTCGAGGTCGTCGCCGACGAATTCGAGCGGGCGGTGCTCGCCGTGCCGGCGCCCGCGCGGGCTCATGCCGATGCCGAAGGCTTCGAACTTCACTGAGCAGCCCAGCAGGGCGAGGCCCAGCGTCCATTCCGTCTCCGGGCCGCTGACCTCCAGTTCACCGTAATCGCCCGCGACGCGCTGGTTGTGTTCGACCTCGAGCCGCACGTAGTCCATGTTCTGGGCCGCGAGTTTCTGCACCTGACTGCCGTAGATGAAGTAGGGCACTTCGCCACGCAGGGCGCGATAGAGCGGACGGGCAAGGGCAAGGAGCACGCTCTTGCCCGAGCCCCGGAACGAGGCCACAAAGGCGGGCATGCCGGGCTCGCCGGCGCCGGTCGAGGGATCCACCATGCGGCGATGGAACCGGGCGAAGTCGCGGTCGAAGTAATGCGGCAGGTATGTCCGGCACCAGGGGAGGAACTCCTGGCCGGCGCGTTGCCGGCGGGCGGCGGCGCTGGTATCCGAGAACGGCGTGGCCCACCGCTCAATCATGCTGAGCGTCCTGAGCCGCTGCTGCTCATGCTGTCTGGACCACTTTGTCATAGTTCGCCAAGGCAGTTGGTAGTCGATAGTTGGCAGTTGTCAGTTAAGTCGCTCTGGGGGCCTTCGCTTTGCTCACATGAGCAGGGCGCGGAGGTCCCGCGCAAAGTGTCCGAGCACCTTCATCCTTTGGATGGAGTCGCCGAAGGTGTCGGCCGCGGCCCGGAGTTGGTCCGGGTCGAGGTCGGCCAGGGGCGTCAGGCCGCTGGCCAGGCGCGCTAATCTTTCAGCAGCCTGTCCGGCCTCGGCTTCGGCTTCTTCGCGGCGCCGCCGCAGGTCCGCCAGCAACTTCTCCACCTCTTCACGCGTGAGCATCTTGGTGCCTCCTGTCACATTCCTCGTGGGAGACGAATTGTTTCCTGTCCTGCCTGAGCTCGAACTTGATGGCCCGGAGCTCTTCGATCACGATGTCCAGGCGCGCCTTCAGCACGGGCACGCTGCCGACGTGCTCGTCGCCCTTGGCCAGGCGGTCCTCGGCAACGCGCAATCGGTCCTCAATCTCCTGCCGCCAACTGCCGAGCCGGAAAGCAACTACGCAGCCGCCGACGAACCCCCCGCAGACGGCCGACGCTGCCGAGACAGCGGTCTGGATCCACAT